TTGTATTCCACCAATAGAATTCGCATAGCCTTTATTCTCACTCTGCCATACACCATCTGTGAGACTGAATTTTACCGATCCGTACTGATCCCAGAAGTCTAGTCTATTTGTAAACATGTATGTCTCTGCCAATTCATGCTTACTAAGAAACCTAATTCCACTTCCAAATAGTCCGAATATAAAATCATTTGTCATCCAAAATCCTTATTTAATTGCATAGATTATACAATATTTGCTGTGAAAAGGAAACATCTGTCATCCTGTTGAGTCTATAAACTTATGTATTGATATAGGTATGTCAGCAAGACTATCGTAAGCCTTTGACCGTGCCCTGTGTGTAGCTATGAATTGCTTTGCTGTCTTAATCTCTTGCTTACAGCTGAAGCCTCTATGCTTAGATGGCTTTAGCCCTCTACAAGGTATAGAGATAGACTCTATTTTCTTTTTTTTACTCATTACTATTGTCCTCCTTCAGTAGGTGCAAAACCATTGTTTTGGTTCTTTTGCTCATTGGCCGCAAGTGTGGCATCCTTATTAGCGTTGAACTCCATACGTTCCTTAGTGGCAACATATAATAACCAATTCTCTTTCTGTAGTCTGTCCATCTCTGATCTACGCTGACCAGCCTCAAGCTGTGAAAGTTGTGCAGCCATATTGTCTGCCTCTTGCATGATAGCCTGCTGATTGACCTGTTCGGTAGATGAGTTAGATAACATGGCTTCTGTCTTAGCTTTCTCTTCAAGGTTCTGAGCCATAGAGCGTTGGAACTCTTCAATGAGTGTTCTTGCTTTTATTCCCTCTTTCATCTCTTCCTCAATACGGCTACTCTCTGTCTTAGCATCGAGCTTGAACATAGACGCTATAGTATGATCTGAAATCTTTTGTCCTTGGTATAGTTGCATAAGTATCTGCTTCTCAGCAAGGTCATCAATAATACGGAATGGTGTTATCTTAATATGCACAGGCTTCTTGTCGGAATATACTGCAATCTGCTTAGCTACGAAGTTCGCAACCTTTTCCATTGAATTGGTAAGACCCATTAGCTGATTTTCAAGAACACGAATAGATGCACCTGCTGCTGTGTAGCCAAGACCACCCTTAACAAACTCTATAGGAACACCAATAGATGTCATAATCATAGTTGATATCTGGTCTATCTCTTCAGTTAGATTGAGAGACTTGCCCTCACCAAAGGCATTAACAGCGTCTAGTGGTATTGGGAAGTATTTGATACTCGTAGGGTTGTTCTTGTGCTGATTAAGCATGTTCTCCACTTTTTTACTTAGGTCAGACCCAGACATGAAGTTATATACTGCATTACCATCAGCTCCCGTAGCCCTTGGAGACAATCCTCTTAGTGGGAATATCATATCAGACAGGATACGTTCTTGTGACTTACGGAGTAATAGGAGTGAGATCATCTCTGGAATAGATGCTGTTAATATAGGCATGCCCCAGCCAGTATTAGTACCAGCCATCTTTTTTCTTTTTAGATGCAACACCTTTCCTTGGTCGAAACGTACAGTCGTATTTTGTACGGCAGCTTGTATCATGTCAAGAGGTTGATGAAATATCATGTCTAGGAAACCCTCAGTGATCATCTTACGGGTTGCATTTGGCATTCTGTAGTAGTATGTGCTTCTACCTGTTATCTGATCAGATACGAAGTTTATACTATTCACAGGCCATGTTACGATATTGACACCGTCCATATTATTGACCTTGATGTCTTTTATAGTAAATATAGACCTGGAAGCACACTTAGGACAAGCACCTTTAAAGACTAGAACTTTTTGCTTCTTATGTGTCTTATTGCTTTTTTCTTTCTTTCCATCACGTTTGCCATTGGTAGGCATCAAGATATCTTCCATCTCAGGCTTAAGATTGCTTGATGAACTAAATGCTTCTTGTGAAAGTGACTCTTTACACTTCATACAAGTTACCGTTCTATGAACAGGAAAGAAGACAGATATAAATACGTTTCCATTTAGTAGATAGTTAAACCCTGTCTCTTGAAGCTTCTCTTCTATGTTCATGTTTTCTTCTAGTATAGACTTCCATGACTGAGCGTCGCTGGTAGACATCTCACTTAAATCAGACGTCATGTACTGTAGAGCTGTAATAGCAACAGAGGACATCTTGTCTAGTGCACTCGCAACAACCGGTACATTGGCTACGATGAACTCAGACCACTGTATTACCTCTTTAATATCGTTTGGCAATATATCTGCATATACACTACTAAGGTTATTGTATTTACCCATAAACCTTCTATCGTATAGTTTGCCGCTAAATGTGGAACCCATTATTCATTCTCCTCTATTTTTTGTGCTGGTGTCGTAAGTAAAGAAGCGTCTACATCAATCACTTCCTCTGTCTTAGTGTCAAATGCTCTCACTTGAAGTTGACCTCTGCCCATATCTTTCTCATTCATATGCTCAAGTATCTTAACAAGAGACGCAAGGTCAGACATCTTAGCCTTATCATCTGTAGATGCTGCTTTGGCAATCGCTGCAAGAGTAGCATCTCTTGCTTTGATTTCCTTAGTTAGCTCCTCGTAGTCACGATCGCCTCTATCTGTAGTATCTAGTCTCCATTGAAGCAGAGCAGTCTGTCTCTCTTTATAGTCGGCTACCGAATGATGGCCAATAGTAATATTAAACTGAGCAAGTATAATCTCAACTCCACCTAGATGTGCATCTCTTAGCATTATACCGAAACTATGTTCTTTTGTTCCTTCTTTGTATGTAGCAAAGATTGTTTCATATACCTCGGTCTTTCCGAGTTGTCCACGCACCTGTGACATATCAAAGAAAAGCTCTTTGTAACATAGTACAAGCTCTTCTTTCATATCCATACATTCAGCGATAAGGTCTAACTCTGCATCAGCAAAAAGCATTGTCTTGATAAAAGTAGTACGAAACTTACTTTGCTCAACCCACAACATCTCCTCTGCATCTGCAGATAGAGTAGTGGCTTTTCCTCTGAAATGGTTGCTGAGTTCTAGAGCCAAGTCGAAGTGTCTGTCTTCTTTTGGCTCACGGATGAGAACGAATTCCTCATCAAATACACTTAGATTGATCATCTACACCCTTAATCTATAACTGATATATCAATTACGAAGTCTGTCATACGGTTAAGTAGCGTTTTACCTCTAGATAGGAACGTATTCAACTGTTTGTCTCCTATCTGGTCATTAAATGATGTTCTCTGTATCTCTACAAGAAGAAGTGTTCTCGCTAATCCATTAACACCACGTGTGATGTCTTCTATGTACTGACCTGTTACTGCCTTTGCATCTGGCGTATCTACAAGATACGAGATGATAGATGCATTCAATACATCCTTATCAGCAATCTGCTGTAGTTGGTCTAGCATCTCTGGTGTCATATTCGGGTTGTACCCTTGTTGTTGCAGGTCTTCCATGGTACGCTCATCACCTGCTTGTCCTGCTATAGGACCCTGACCCTGGTCTTGACCTTGAGCCTGAGCCATGTCTTGCTCCATAGGAGATCCTTGACCATCACCTTGAGGTTGTTGAGCTTGTGCCTGCTCAATCTCCATCTGAAGCTGTTGTGCTATTTGAGCCGTGTCCATTCCCTGTGCTTGTCCGGCCTGTAGTATTGCCGCTCCATCTGCACCGACGCTAGCAGCCAATTCCATAACCTGTTGAGTTGCAGGGTCACTAGGAGATTGACCTCCAGCTTTAGCTGCTTCCATTTGCCCAGTTGCTTGTCCTGCTGCTGCTCCTGTAATATCAGGTCGTCCAGTATCAGCTTGTCCGGTCTGTGCCCCTTGTTGTTCATTGTTTCCTCCTTGTGAAACCGCTATCACTGATCGCAAATCAGTTAGTAGATGTTTAGACTCTGCCAATTCGGCGAGTATAGCTTTTAGTGTCAATGTTACCTCATTGAAGTCTACTGGTACGCCATTAGCTTCCTGTGCTGTCTTTATCACCGTCGCAATACTATCGTTATCATACCCACTTTCTCTTAATTCTTGTGTAAGTTCGGCTTTACTTAGGCGATTATCAGCATAAAAGTAGTTCCCTGCTGAGTACGTAACATCAAACGATGCTGTCTTAACGAATGCGGAGTCTAAATCATCCGTAGTCATTAGTATAGATATAGCATTTGGTTCATTCTTTGTGGATGAGTGTTCTGTTCCAGGTGACTTCTCCCCAACAAAAAGAGCATGGTTAGGATGGACATATATAGTAGAACCACTTCTAGTGTATGTATGTGCTTCCCCAACTATGATAGTTGATGTGTCACCATCTTCCCATACATCAACAACAATCTCTTTTCCTACCTTGGTAACATTTGTGATGGTGAACACAGCGATGTCGTCACGAGTAGACATAAGAATGATACGATCAGAATTGTTAGGCTTACGCTCTTCGCCAAATACAGATATTACATGCTGTCTTGGGTCACCATTGAGTGCACCCGCTTCAATACCTATGAATTCAGTATCGTTCTTAGGACCTGTTCCGCCATAGTAACCACGACCCTTAGCATCTTGGCTGCCATTCTGCACTAGACGAGATTGACTTCGGAAGTGTAAGTAGTTTCTGTTCTTTGTACCATGTCTTGCAACCAATACAGCAACAAGCTCAAGGTCACGAGTAAGTGCGTTATAGATACCTGGTTCAGTAAGTATTCG